TGCAATTATTATTCTCCGCCGCGTGCTTCTGATCTTTCTCTGCCTAGCGGGTGTGTCAGGCGGGCCCATTACAGCCGGCACTCGCGATCCCGAAACTCCCGACGAGAAGTACGTCGAGTTTGGCAAGAAGTTCCCGTTTGTGCGCAGAATCAGGGCCGAAGAGCGCGCCCCCAAAGACCCCAAAGCTATTCATGTCTTCTACGGCTCCGCAGTGATGATTCGCCCACACTGGGTGCTCACTGCCGCGCACGTCTTAATCGACGTCGCGCAGCCCACTATTCTTGGCGACGAGCTGGATCCGACAGAATACCCCATCCAGCACACGATCTCGCACCCCTTGTTTGACGACGGCAAGAACGGGTACTACGACATCGCCCTGTGCTATTCAGCGAAAGACTTGGGGTTAACGTTCTATCCAGCGCTGTACACAGAGACAGACGAGCTGGGCAAAGAGGCTACTATGGCCGGCTTTGGCTTTCAGGGCACGTTTCATACGGGCATGGCAGAGCAAGACGGCAAGCGTAGGGCTGGAAGTAACAAGATTACGAGCCTAGAGCGCTCTGTCTTAGTGTGTGACCCCAGCATGTACCAGAAAACAGTGCTGGAGTTCTTAATTACCCCCGGTGATTCTGGCGGCGGCTTGTTTATAGGTAACAAACTAGCTGGAATACACTCGTTTCTCATGGCCAAAGACGGCAAGCCCAACGGAACGTACACAGACGAGTCGGCGCATACCCGTGTTAGTTTGTACGCGGATTGGGTAGAATCACAGATCGAGCAATACGAGCTAGCCAAGCAGGCGCGGGCCACCGAAGGCCAGACGCCTATTCTCGACGCTGTACAGTGAGCGGAAACGCACCCATGCCTGATCTGGATAAAGATATCATTGCGCAGGCGGCTGGCAGTGCGTGGGAGAAGGGCGCCAAGACGTTCTATCACGGCTCAACAACGCCCGGTTTAACTACGCTGAAAGCCCAGCAGCCAAATATGGGCGGCGCTGGTGTCTACGGCACTGATAATTTGGACTGGGCTGCGCTGTACGCATTAGCCAAAGATCGCAAGGGCATGGCTGTTATTGGCGGCGCAAACCCCAAGCTGCTCATCTACAAAAACAACGCGCTGCTGCCCGAGGGCGATGTATACGAGTACGATTCTGACCAATATTCTGCGCCGCCCGAAAGCGATCCGAATCTTGGCTGGTCTGTGCCACACGATGTCACGCCCACGAAGACGCACAAAGTAAAACTCACTGACCACATGCGTAACATCGAGCAGTTTGATGACAAGGACGCACTGCGCAAACGGTTTGCTGAGTTAGCTGGCAAAGCGTGGGCAAAGCACGCTGCTGCCGATGTTCCTGTCCTCGATTCGCGAACTGCGGACATCGCCGACAAGTTTCAGCCAGACTACACGCCTGAGCAGCTTGAGAACTTGGGCGTGTACGACGCGCTGTATAGAAACCAAGGCCCCAGATTGGCTAGTCTGGGCGAGTGGAAGCCCGAGTGGGTGTCAAAGCATGACCCGAAGGGCTGGGCGCAGTGGTATAAGCGCTACTCAGCTGGCCGGCGCATCCCAGAAGAAGACGAACGGCAGATTAAGCGCTGGTCTAGCTTCAAAGCGCGACACGGCGGGCCCTTTGTGAGTAATCCAACACCACGTAGAGGCTGGGCTTTACGCAACTGGGGAATCGACCCTGCGAAATTGGTTACTAACGACGCGCGAAATGGTGTAGTAGAGATGCTAGACGACTACCAGCGCAAAGCTATGCAGAAGTACGTGGCTGAAAAGCAAGCTGATTTGCTTCCAGAAGTCCAGTTACAACCCCACCAGCAAAGAATAGCTGACGAAGTCACAGAAGACGAGCCCCGCATGCTTGTCTATCACGGCTTGGGTAGTGGCAAGTCTCTTTCTGCATTAGCTGCCGCAGAAGCCGCCAAGAAGAAGTTCGGCGGTACTTACGGCATCGTGGCGCCTGCTAGCTTGAAGGGCAACTTCGAGAAAGAGATCAAGAAGTTCACAACTGGCTCTGATCCCGAGGTCATGAGTTATACGGGGCTGGGGCTGGGCAAGAAATTCCAAGAGCAGCCCAGCACGCTCATCATGGACGAGGCCCATAGATTACGTAATCCCAACGCTGCTAGCTCCCAAGCCGCTGCGCAAGCTGCTGCAGCCGCTAAAAGACTCTTGCTGCTCACTGGTTCGCCTGTTACCAATGAGCCCAGCGACATGGCTAATCTCTTGTCGCTGATTCATAACAAGCAGATCACGCCTGAAGAGTTTAACAAGCAGTACGTAGGCCAGAAGACAGTGTGGCCGGGGATTATGGGCTGGCTCAGGGGCGCGCAGCCGGGTGTCAAACCAGTTGTCAAAAACGAAGCTGGCCTAAGAAAGCTTCTTGCTGGCCACGTAGACTATCAGCCCAGCAAGACACCAGAAGGCGTGAACATCAACGAGCAGACAGTGCACGTACCACTGAGTGCAGAACAGCAGAAGATCCAGAAAGCTATTCGCACGAAGATTCCGCCGGGATTCTTATGGAAGATCGACCATGAGTTCCCGCTGTCGCGCGAAGAGCTGGCCAAGCTAAACTCTTTTATGTCGGGCATGCGCCAAGTGAGTCTCTCCACGCAGCCATTCAGGGTAGACAAAGACCCGAGCAAAGCGTTTACGCAGAGCGCCAAGCTTCAAGCTGCATTTAATAACCTGCAGAAAGAACTGCAGACAGACCCACGCAAGAAAGCCATCATCTACTCGAACTTTGTAGAGTCTGGCTTAGCCCCGTATGCCAGCGCGCTAGAGAAAGCCAAAGTCCCGCACGGGTTCTTTCATGGCGGCGTGACACCCAAGGCCCGCCAAGCCGCTGTCGATGCGTACAACGCCGGCAAGCTCAGAGCGCTCCTTATTGGCCCCGCTGGCGCCGAAGGGTTGTCGACCAAGGGCACCAGTCTTATCCAACTTTTAGACCCGCATTGGAACGAAACCCGTAGCCAGCAGGCGCGTGGTCGTGGGTTACGGTTTGACTCTCATGTTGGGCTGCCAGAGGAACTCAAGAACGTCGCGGTACAAAGATATCTAAGTAGCTCGGAAGACCCCAGTGTGTTGGGCAGGCTCATGGGCTACAAGCGCGAACGCACTGGCGACGAAGTATTGGCTCATTTAGCCAATGAAAAAGAGCAAGTCAACGAAGAATTCAGGCGTATTCTGCGCGAAGAGGGCAGCAAGAATCACGAGCCAGAGAAGCTTGCGGCTGTATTTAACTCCATGCCGTTACAGAGCGAACGGTTGAAAGCCCGCCTGAAGAAATTGAAATTGCGCCCGAGCAATGTTAAATTGGTGGCACAAGCACCAGCTACTTCAAATGGCGGGGCTGACGACTCAACAGCCGATAAATCCAACGCGTAATTATTTACGGAGCTGATCTATGTCCCAATCCAGTGCCATGAATAGTTCGCTCAACTATGACCTGCTGAAACAAGCGCAGGCGCATCTGAAGACAGCAGCTGAGCCGGGTTCGCTTCCGTTGGGTCGCTCACAGGTACCGAAGGCGCAGTTTGATCAGATGCGTCAGCAGCAGCTGCAGCGCAACCCGCAGCCGCAATCAATGCTGCAGAATGTGCTGGCTCAAGGTGGCGGCAATGGTTGGAAGGCTCCGGGAACGGTGCCAGCCGTGTCGTATAACACTGGCGCTGGCGCTCCTGCTGAACCAATTGCTGCCAAGCCGCCTGTGGCCACACAATCTGGGCCGAAACCGGCAAACGGTTGGCGGCAGGCGACGATGATTCCAGACATGTCAGTAACCTCTGGTAACGGCGCAGTTGCTGCCCCGAAGCCTGCGGCACCCGTCGCACCCAAACCAGTGAGCCCCGCCAATACGCAACTCGTTGCTATGCAAAAGTCGCAGCCAGAGATGCACCCGTCTGACCAAGCTAAGGCTATCTTCGCCCAAGTCAATCAGCGTCGCCGTGACGCAGCGTTTGGTCGTGGCACGTTTTCTGCCGCTGAAGAAAAGTCCATGATGGATCAGGGCAACAAGCTGCTTAACCAGAGCAACACCATGCGCAACGCGCCGGGATATAAGCCAGACGTGAAGAGCATGCACCCGCGTGACCAAGCTGACCGGCTGCGTATTCAACTCAATCAGCAACGCAGTGCAGCTGGCGGCGAAGTAGCACAGGCACCGCAAGTAATGCGTCGGCTCAATCAGTTCAACGCCGCAGCTGACGCCATGCCAGCCCCTAAGATGCCCGGCAACATGAGGATCCCGGGCAAGCCGCAACAGATGCCCGCTGGCCCGATGCCGTCAATGCCGAAACAGCAAGATACTCCCGGCCCTATGTTTGCCAAATTGTCGGCGGCGAATCAGTTCGTTATGTTCGGCGCTTACATAGGTCAGCTGGCGCGCTAATTACACAGCAGGAATTTTGCCATGCCGCCGTTTAGACTACTGACAAGTCTTGGCGCTAATCTTTCGCCGGAACTTCTATTGTCTCGTCGAAAGTTAATGGAAAAAATTTTTGCGCATGTAACGGCCAGAAAAATGCAAAACGCGGTTCAAGCAACAGGTGACAGAATGGCTATGACTCCACAGCAGTTTGGCATGCACGTTGGCAAGCAAATGGGCAAGCAGGCTTTGTTCGGCCCCATTGGCGCCGGGCTGGGAGTTATCACATCGCCGGAAGGCCATCGCATGGAAGGCGCAGCTCGTGGTGCTGTCAAAGGCACGGGAGCTGGGCTAGGCGCGCTGGCTGGCACGCCGCTAGGTGTATTAGCGATGTCGCTGTTGCTCAAGGGCAGAGGCCGCAAAATCCCGCTGAGTGGAGCAGCTAACCCGATGCGCCGACCGATGCCATTTACGCAAAATCAGGTTAACAGGCAAAACTTAGGCAGAGCGTTAGCCACGCTGGGTCTTGGTGTGCCTGCCGGCGCTACTGTTGGCGGCGTGGGCGGTTATGCTGCCACGAGCGCTGTACTTGGCAAACCGAGCTGGGAAAGCACTAAATAATCTCTGCCGACTATCTTCTCCCGGCCCTGTATACTAGGGGTTACTGGCACGGAAGCCACCGGGAGATTTAGAGCATGGCCGCTCGATTTAGATATTATCAGGCCCTTCTCCGCATGCTCAAACAGGACTGCCCCGCGGCATTTCCTGTGAGTGTGCGCCGTGTGAAGCTCTCCAAGCTAGAGGGCCGCTGCTGGAAACACGGCAAGAAGTTCCACATCCAGATTGACCGGGCGCTGGACGAAGGCCGGGCCATGGACGTGCTGATCCATGAGTGGGCGCATGCTCGGGCGTGGAACCACATGCTGGACGAGGCCAAAGATGACGCCGCGTTCAATAAGTTAGCGCACGATCCGGCATGGGGTGTGGCGTATGCTGAGATTTACGTCCAGTATGAGCGGCATTTCACGCACGCTGCTTCAATGCAGTGATATGCCATGCAGACACCCGACACATTTAACTGGACCACGGCCGGGCTTGTATTTATCACGTACATCCTGATCGACGTGCTCTATGCGTGGTACATCATCGCGGTGGGCAAGCGGCAGGAAGTGCAGGCAGCCGTGGCCAGCTCGCTGTTGTATAGCCTTGCGGCCTATGGCGTGCTCACATACTCGCGTAACATTGTTTACATCGCGTTTTTAGCCGCGGGGGCTTTTTTGGGCACGTACATCATTGTGAAGCTCAAGAAATGACGGCCCCAAGGCCGATGTCACGGGAGAAACTCCTACAGTACGGCAAATGCTGTGGGAACAAATGTAAGAACTGCCCATATGTGCCCAAGCACAAAGCGGGCAGCAAAGAAGTCGGGGCGCCACATGCAACAAATCGTGACGGGGCATGAGCCTATTGGCCTGCGCTTGTACGGCGAGTTTATTACGCCTACCGAAGAGCAGCACTTGATTGCGCGGTGTAGCTCAGGCGCACCCCATAACGCCCAACCCCGGGACACAAACAGGCAGAGCGTCCGGCGCTACGGCTCGGACAAGTCATACGGCTCGTACATGCTAGCCGACACTATCCCAGCCTACTTACAAGCGCTGTGCGACAGATTACTAGAAAACAAGCTCGTCAGTGTGCTGCCCGATTCTGTTTCTATTAACGAATATTTACGGGGCCAGAGCATTGCGCTTCATATTGATAACCCCGCCAGTGGGCGCATTGTCACTGTATTGAGCGTCGAGTCACCGGCCACAATGATATTTGTACGGGACCAAGCGCGCTTTGCTATTGAGTTACCGCCCCGAAGTCTTGTCCAATTACATGACGAGATTCGCACTGAGTGGCAGCACGCTATCGAGCCAGTTGTGCGCCGTAGATACTCCCTTGTCTTTCGTTGCAGCTGTGACGGCCATGCTTGAATTCCTAATCAACCTGCTTCCGCTTGCGTGGCGGCCCCGGCGTATTCTGGAGTTACGCCAGCGGGCAAGCCAATGGCGCGCTATTCGGGACGAGCATTTGCTCAAAGAGCCAGCCTGTGCAGCGTGCGGTAGAACAGCCAATTTAGAGGTCCATCACGTGATTCCAGTGGGCTTCGACGAGACAAAACAGCTGGACCCGAATAACTTAATCACCCTATGCGGCAGTCCGTGTCACATTGTGTTTGGCCACTGCATGAGTTATCATTGCTATAACAAAGATGTGCGGAAAATGGCCGCTGAATACAAAAAAGCCATGCTGAAACGTAAGTGCCTGAAGCCACACGAGACTCGGTAACACGCGAGACACGCCATGCAACCATACGAATTCGGCCAGCATGTTGGGCTGTATTTGAAGAAGCAAGCCGGCTGGGCCGAGGGCGACTGGATTCCTAGTTGGAGCGAAACCGGTAACGCAGCGTTTGGCACCGCGCCAATGACAACGCAGGCTGTCGATCCGATGCAGCGCGGCATAGTTCAACACGTGGCGCAGTATTCAAACCCCATTTCTGGCGTACCCACAGCCATTAACGACACGGCTCGCCATTTGTATAACGGCCGGTATTTGAGCGCGCTGGGTTCAGTGGGCGAAGGCGCACTCAGCTTTTTACCGGGGGCAGGCGGCCTTTTGAGCGGCGCTGCGACTAAGGGGCTGGCTCGGGGCGGAGCGCGACTGGCTGGCGCTGGGGCTACTACTGCCGGCAAAGCATTGACAGGTACTGCAAACGCGTTGAACAAGGGCACCAAAATTGTAACAAACGCGCAGAAATCGATGGGCGCTGGTATTCAGAAAGCCTTGCCCACCGTGGCGCCAGCGGTACCAGCCGCAACGGGTGCTGCTGGCTATGGCGCTGCGCTTCGCAATGCGCCAACAACAGCGCGCAACTTTATTGTCACGAAGCCAATTCAAGCGGCGGCCGGTGGGTTTGGTCCGGCAGATCCTCTTACTGTTGGCGCGATTGCTCGCGGCGAACATTACATGACACCAGATATGCGCGCATATCAGCAACAGATGCAGCAACCGCAAATGCCAGCGCCGCCGGCACCGGCACCGGCACCGGCTCCAGCTCCTATGGCGCCAAAGTTGCCACCGGGGCAATTCAAACCCAAGAAGATGCTGAACTTTTAAATATCAGGAGCGGCAGACATGACGCCATTTGATTTTGGATATCTGGTCGGCGGGCACGAAAAGCGAGCTGGCGGTTTATTTGCTGGCCTTGGTCGCGCTGCAGGCACGGCCGGTAAGGCGCTGAGCGCTGTTAATGACGCTTCGAAGAGCGTTGTGCGCGGAGCCGGCGGCATTGTCGGCGGCGTAGGCAGCGGCATTGACGCAGTTGGTCAGGCCACTCGCGCTGTGGGGCGCGCAGGCATGTCGGCTGGTACGCAGGCTGTGCGACCGGTGAACAAAGCGCAATTTCAGGGTATTCTGCGCGATATCGTTGGCGCACTGGGGCATACAGCGCGACTGGGCGGCAAAGCGACGCATCTCACTGGCCACGGTGTTTCTGCAGTTGGGCAGGGCATTGGCGAGCTGGGCAAGGGCATCAAGATGCTGGGCGACGCCCCGATGGGCATTCCGACTGTGGCTGCCGGTGGTTTACTGGCCGCTGGCGCCAATGTAGCCCCCAAGCTTCCGCTGCCAGATATCAAGTTTCAGTCGCCGATTGATTTCAGCGTGAAGTACAAGACTCGTAAACCCGTTGAGTTTAAGTGGTGACCATGAGTCTGTGCTACGGCTGTCAGAGTGAGCTTACGGAACTGCGCGGGAAACTCATCTGCCCCGCCTGCCATATGATCATCGAGACATGCTGCGAAGGCGGGCGCTGTACGTATAGCGACACAACAGTAGAACGCTGGAAAGAACTGACTAAAACAAGCGCTGAAAAATACAGCGCGTGGTGTAACAAAACCGCAAACTAAAAGATTTTGAGCAGAGGTTTCGTAACACCTGTGACAAAACATCGGTCGTTATCGTTAATGACCTAGGTTTTGTCACATTTGATTAAATAAGGAGCACTTCGTGGCCGAGCCCAAGCGGTTTGTTTTGAATGCCGAGCAGCGCCCCTACGCCGAACACATATGGGGCAGCGAAGATTACATCTGGAACGGGCGGTATTGCGGCAAGAAAATCAAAGTAAACAAGGGCAAAACCAGCGAGTGGGTTTACCATCGGGTGCGCGACAAGGTGCTCTATGTGGAAAAGGGCAAGATTTTATTAAGCTATGGGTGGGACGATAACGAGAGCACCGCGGCGACTTTAACCATGACGCCCGATATGGCGTTTCACATTCCTCCGGGGATGTGGCACAAGTTCCAAGGTTTAGAAGAGACACAGATTCTAGAGTTGGGCACGCACCACAGCGACAAAGACGTGCTGACGACGAACGACACAGACTCAGAAAACACACCAGACGAAGACTCCCGCCACGTTTAAATAACAGAGGACGCCCATGACACCGCAAGAATTTATTGCAGCGATGGAACAGCAGATGGCCAAGCAGGCCGGCGGCGGTATGGGAGCGCTGATTCCCGCAGCTGCCCGCGGAGCTGCCCAGCAAGCAGCGCAGCAAGCCGCGCCAAGCATGTTGCAGCGCGGTTTGAATGCTGCTGGTCGTGGGGTGGGTATCGCGGCTGACGAGAGCCTGACAGCGCTGAATAACTTGGGCGCAGCCACGCGGCACGGTGCTGGCAAGGTTGTGGACGCCGGCAAGGACTTTGTGAACGGGTTTCGCGGCAAGGGTGCGCCAGCGCCTGACGGTACTCCGCGGCTTACTGGACCCAACCCCGGCACGGGCATGATTCCGAGCCGCCGGGCTGATAATTTTGCGCTGCCTGTCCGACCAGCCCCGCGCACATGGGGCAACATCGGCACAGGCGCAGCAGTAGCCGGCGGTACAGCTGCTGGTTTGACATCGCTTAAGAACAAATTGTTTTACGGCAATGGTCAAGACGCCGTAGCACCAATGCCGTATCCGGTCCAGCACTCGCCTGCTCAAGGCGGTGGCGGCCTCATGGACATGTGGAACAACCTGCCGCTTGAAGCCCGCTACGCAATTGGTGCTGGTGTTCCGCTGGCGTTGATGGGTGCGTTTGCCCATGGTGGCGGCAATTCCGGGCTGGGTATGGGTCTGGGCGCAGCTGGACTGGGTCTGGCGGGCTTGGGAGCAGCGCACGGCGGCTATCTTGGAAAGAACATGCAGGGCGGCGCGCAAAGCATCATGGACATGCTCAACGGTCGTGGCGGCATCAACGGCGGTCAAGATCCCCACTATCACGCGTATCTGCAGGGCCAGCTGAATAACAATCTGGAAAACAACAGCGTGCGTGGCGTCAAGAAGAGCAGTGACTTGCAAGCATTCGGCGCTGCGCTTGAAAAGCTCTCGGCGGGTCGGTGCTGGACGGGCTACGAGCCAGTGCCGGGCAAGGCGCCCTATAGCAACGACTCCTGCCGACCCAAGGGCAAGAAGGCTACGAAGAAGAAGACAGAAGAGAAGACAGCCGCCAAGGATTGCGGTTGTACTTCGATGACAGAGACGCCTTCGAGCCGCGGTACGCTCAAGAAGATCAATGATGAGCAGAAGAGCACGAACAGCCCGCAGCCCGAAGATGTCGGTATGACACAGCAGAAGATGTCGCAGGCGTACTTGTTTGGAAACGCTATTGGCAAAGAAGCTGGCTTTATGGGCGATGCTGCGCGGGGTATTGGCAACTTTGCCAGTAGCGCCGGCAACTACTTGCAGCAGACTGGTAACTCCATGCAGCGGGGTTTAAATAACTTTGCTGATAGCAGCGACCAAGCTGCCAAGAGCATGTATTACAGCGGCGCACGCATGTATAACAATGTCACACTTCCGTTCCGGCAAGCCGGCGCAGCAGTAGGTGGTTTTGGGGAGGGTTTAGTGCAGGGCGCCAAGAACATCGCCAGCATTCCGGGTCAGATTGCCGCGCTGCCGGGCCAAGCAGCTACAGCGGCTGGCAACGCTATTCAATCTGGCGCAACTGCAGCTGGCAACGCTATCCAGTCCGGCGTAGATACTGCTCGGTCGTACATTCCCAGCGTGCGTAGCCCGTTTCACTACCCGGGCCAGCCGGGGCAGCCAGCGCAGCCGGCAGGAGCCATGTAACAGCATTGAAATAACATAATCTCGTCCTAGCCACAGCCACGGAAGGCGTGTTAACCATATGGGCAAAAAACCGCAGACCCCGAAGGTCGCGCAGCGAGCCAAGAAACATCAAGAGAAGCAAAAACAAGAAAAGGCAGCGGTTTATCAGCCGGTTGACATCGAATGGCGCACGTCCGGCCAGAAGCGGGCATGGGACTTACTTGGCGAGAACGATGTGAGCTTTTTATTGGGCTCAGCCGGCTCTGGCAAGACGTTCTTAGCCATGGCGTATGCGATCAACGCTATTCTGTCGCAGACCCACTCCAATATCATTCTTACTCGGCCCATTGTGGACGCTGGTGAGAAGCTTGGGTTCTTGCCGGGCACGTTCGGGGACAAAGTGAATCCCTACATGCAGCCCCTGTTTGACACGATGGACACGCTTTTGGGCAAGTTCAGCTCCAAGCGTGAAGTCATTAACAAAGCTGTGTCATTGGCGCCGCTGTGCTACATGCGCGGGCGTACATTCAATGACGCCGTGTGTATTCTCGATGAAGCTCAGAACGCCACATACACGCAGCTGAAACTCTTCTTGTCCCGCTTTGGCCGCAATACCAAAGTGATTGTTACGGGTGACTTGCACCAGAGCGACTTGCCATTCTCGCCGGCGCCGCTTGGCGAAGTAGTGGAGAAGCTCAAGGGCACAAGCGGCATTGGCGCGATGCAGTTTAACCACGGCGACGTGGTCAGGCATCCGCTTGTCGCAGCTATCTTGAAAAAGCTGTAGTCAAGTCTTGACCTCTTTTCAGGGGGGTCGTAGACTGCGCGCACCTCTAGCGAAAGGATGCGCATGTCACGGATTATTGAGGTCACGCCCTCGCGAGACGTTCAAGATTGCGCCAGAAAAATGGCGGCAGAGTTTGCAGAAATGTGTCAGGCTGCGCACGGTACTCCGCACCTGCCTAATTCCATTACTGCTGGCAAACGCACGCCATACGGGATGCTCGCCGAAGTAGGGCTTGACGAGTATTATGGCGCTTCAACATGGCGCCACAGTGTAAGCCGAGAAATATACAACTGTGATCGCGTGCACCCAGCGCTGCAAGAGATAGATATCAAAGCAAAATTTTGCACGTCCCGACCAAAGTTAAACTTCTTGGGTTCTGTTGCAGACACACGCAAGTCTGGCGGCATGCCAAAATGCGACTGGTTTATTCATGTCCGTGTGCTTGAGGATTTCTCAAAGCTGTACATATGCGGCTTTATACCGCGTGATTTATTTGCCGCATTCGCGTTTTACGGCGTCAAAGGGGAACGCGAAGAGCCAAACAATCCGTACAACCTGTTTTGCTTTACCGAGAATTGCTGGAATGTCCCGTACGGCCGCATGTTTTGCCCGCCGAAAACAGCGGATGACTTTCATTTATTGCTTGAAGAAGCGCAGCAGATTAGAGAAGCGCTGGCTCAAATTCAAGAAGCAAAGGCAGCAACATGCGCATCTTAGACGTAGGCTGCGGTCCCGGAATCTATGTCACAGCGTTGCGAGAGCTGGGCATTGAAGCAGACGGCATGGACTTAGACCCACGCAGTCCGTTTACCCAGCTCGACGTGTTCTCAGAAGAGTTTCTGAACTTATACACGCCGCAGAAGTACGACCTGTGTATTTCGCTGGAAGTCGGCGAGCATCTGGGCAAAGAGTGGGCGAATGAGTTTGTCCGGCGTTTAACACAAGTCGCGCCCACTGTGTTATTCAGCGCAGCGCTTCCGGGACAAGGCGGGCACGGACACATTAACTGCCAGCCCAAGGAATACTGGATCGAGAAGTTCGGCCTGTGCAACTATGTGCTAGACGATAAGGCCACAGAAAGCCTCGTCGGATTCATGCGGCAGGGGTATCATATGGGCTGGTTCGTCAACAACGCCATGGTGTTCAAAGCTTATGGCGATGTGTACTACGACCAGATCATTCAGGAAGAGACGCCGCAGGCCCAGCGCTTGGCTGACTATCTCAAAACAAACCCGCTGTAAAGGAATACGCACATGACGCTGAGCCAATTTCTAGAGATCATGAACGGCGACTTAGCCAACGAGTGGACGCATTTGAGCTTTTATCTCTATCACGCCAGCTCTGTTTCTGGTCTGCACGCGCACGAGTACAAAGAGTTCTTCACCAAGGCAGCAGAGGGTGAAATGGCCCACGTGCAGGCGTTTTTAGACCGGCTTCTGGGTCTGAATTACGCACAGCCGTGTCAGGGGCCAAAGCCGTTTGCGTATGCTGCCCGCGTTGAAGATATCTTAACGCTGGCCATCAAGCTTGAAGAGGACGTGGTCACGAACTACACGTATCGGCTGAAACAGTTAGACGATTTAGGTATTGCGCACCCTGAGACAGCCGCGTATCTCAAGGTGTTCTACGAAGACCAGATCCAAGACAGCTACGAGGATTGCGAGCACATGCGCCGGCTGGTAGCGTACAGCGTGAGTAGCTTAGAGCCGCAGAAACGTGGCGACTGAGTCTTTATTTCACAGAAAGGATTCGTTATGTCTAACGTGCGTATTGCGCCGCTGATTGAGCAAATATGGACGATCATCGACGCGCAACATGAGATTCGGGCAACGGTTGAAGCTGGTGCACCGCAAGATCAATTACGCAAGCTCAATCAGTGGGAGATGGAGTATGACCAAGAGCTGTGTAATCTTTGCGGTATTCTGGATGAAGAGTTTGATTACTCCATAGACTCGGCTATTAACTCTGATTTGTGCTCTGCCACGAACATCGAACTGTTTGTGTATCAAAGTATTTATGACTTTGAGAACGAATCGGAAGAAGAAAAGGCGCTGACCCGCACCGTGAGTGAGCATGATTTAGCCGCGTACAACACGGCCAAACGCGACGAGATCGGCTATCGGTATGTGCTGGACATCAAGCCCACGTTTAACGGCGTGATTGTGCGGTCTAAAAGCGTCAAACAAGTTGGCGACGCTCCGCCTGTAAACTATGACGACGTTGTTGATCTCTGCGACGAAATTGCCATTGTGCTTAACACTGTGTACGAGCTGGAATACTGATACCCCCTGCTAGTGTTAGACTGCGCGCTGTAAAACAGCTACATTAATATCTGCCGGTTAGACGGATCTAACCGCTTATTCACACTGAATGGACTCAGTGTAATGCAGAAGCGCTGGCACTATCTGTACGTCATTGTGTACCCATCGCTGGGGCACAAGCTCTACTACGGCTCCCGCGTCTCGACAGCACACCCCGATAAAGATATCGGGTACTTTGGGTCGTCGATGACGTTTGCGCACTACAACGACCCCGAGCACGTCGAATATCAAGCTGACGCGCTGAAAGTCGTTCTCTGGGCAAAGTATCAGACGCACGGGAAACGAAACACCGCGGCGCTATCCAAGGCAGAGTCAGCGCTGATTAAAACAGCGCTAGACGAGCACGGGCTAGACGCTTGTTTAAATAGAAATATCAACGGGCGGGTCTATCTCACACCGGAAGAACAAGCCCGGGCGTTTGAGCGCTCGCAGGCCAACGGTGGCGGGTTTTCTGGCATGACCCACGCAGACTGGCTCAAGACCTGCGCGTCGGGGGGCAAGAAAGCAGCGAAGCTCAAGAAAGGCGTTCACGGCATGACGCCCGAACAGCACAGAGCGGCTATTACCAAGGGCCACGCCACGATCACTGAAAAATACTCCAAGACGTACACCTTTTGCACGCCGTACGGCAAAGAAGTCACCATCACTAATCTCAGCGAGTTCTGCCGACTGCATCATCTCAGCGACTGCCACATGCGCAGCCTGAATAGCGGCCGCATTAACTCGCACAAGGGCTGGCGCAGGCCAGAGTAACAATCATGTTTGACCAGATTACAACGGCGTATATTACAGCGCTCTTTCTCATCTGCATGGGCTACGTGGCGGGTTATATCGTGGGCCGCTTAGATATCATTTACGGAGCGCTGCGCATTCTGGTGGGCATTGCAAAAGGCGCTGTGGAAACACCCAGTGTCCAGACGCCAGTCATGCAAACCAGCGCAGCCTCGCGGCGTTTCTCAGTAGCGCCTGTAGTTGAGTCGCCGGCTACGCGTGTGGATATTAACGAAACGAAGTTTGTAGCGCCTATTTCTACAGCCGGCATGGAACGCACGAATGATGTGGCCCTTGGCAAAACCACTGCGACACAGGATGATATTGGTGCCTCTGTCTCCAAGTTAGCTCAGCTCAAAGGAAAGTAATCATGGCCAAGGGTTTAGACGTCGGGACTTCTTTTATTGTCTTAGCTTCAGATAGCCTCGAACCTATCAGCTACACCAGCGACGATAAGGCTGAATTCATCAGCTACAAGGATTTCCGGGACGCGTTCTACGTCATTAAGCCCACGACCCCCGTGGCCACGAAGATGATTGAGAAGGGCCTGCAGGGCAAGGTGTTTGTGAAAGACACAGACAACGCTTTTATTCTGCTGGGCCAAGACGCTATCGACAAAGCCATTGAGCGCAACGAGTCGGCGAAGCGCCCGATGTACCGCGGCGTTGTTTCTCCTAAAGAGAAGGAAGCCAAGCGCGTACTGGCGTTTATTCTCAAAGAAGTCGCCGGCAAGGCCACAGAGCAGGACGAAAAGCTTGTATTCTGCGTCCCAGCCCAGCCTGTTGACCAAGAAGACGAAGACTTTGACGTCGGCTATCACGAAGACGTTGTCAAAGCAGTCTTGGCTGAACAGGGCTATCAGGCGCGGGCTATCAACGAGGCTGAAGCACTGTGCTACTCGGAGCTGGCCAACGACGATTACACGGGCATCGGGCTCTCGTGGGGCGCTGGTATGGTGAACGTGTGCGTGATGCTCAATGGCGAGCCCACGGTGCTGTTCTCGACCACAAAGTCCGGCGACTGGATCGACCGTATGGCAGCTGTTGCTACGGGCGAAGAAGACTCGGTGGTGCAAGCCGAGAAAGAGCAGGGTGACTTCACAATCGGCGAGGCTAATGAGAACCCGGTGTTATCCGCTGTCAGTGCCTACTATGAGCGCCTGATTGACTACACAACCAAGCAGCTGGCCGCAGCGCTCTTGGGGCACAAAGCACTGCCCAAGTTCAAAGAGCCGCTGCTGATTGCGTTTGCTGGCGGCACGACTGCAGCCAAGGGATTCTTGCCCATGTTTGAAAAGAAACTGGCAGAGAACAATTTTCCGCTGCCCATCAAAGAAGTTCGCCATGCGCATGACCCACTGCACGCTGTAGCGCGTGGCTGTCTGATTGCCGCGAAGATTCTCTGAGATTTCTTCTGGCTTTTCGTGGACGCCTTTTCGGCTCTGCGGTAGGATTGGCCCTTCGCGCCGCCGTGCTTTGTTGGCGCGTAATTAACAAACCAAGGACGGTTGTATGGGTAACAGCCAGCGCTTCGAGGGCATTATTATTTCGCATCTGGGCAACATCTCGGGGCGCAAACCAGACAAGGAAAACCGGTTCAAATATCTAAAAGCAGCGCTGGACGCTGGCTGGCACGTGTGCGCTGACGTGATTTTTTATCAGGGCGGCTTCTTGCTCCCTTTTGACGGCGGTTTTAACTCAGCGCCGCCCAGTTTCTTCTCCAGTCAGCGTGTCTGGTCGCGATGTTACAACGCTGACACGCTGGATGCCTTGTGTAACATCGGCGCGCATGCGTTTATGGATACAGAGCACATGCCCAGCCTGACTAGCGCGCAGTTTATCTGGACGCCGGCAAATCGGGAGCTTTCTCCCCGATCTATTGCGTATCTTCCAGAATTGGCGGAAGCAGCGTGGCTGGATGTCTATGAGCCAGCAGGAATCTGCAGCAACGAACCGGCAAGCTACGTCTGACCGTTCGTTTTTTTCTGCTCTTTGGCAATCCAGCGCTGCGTGTGTATCCCCTTATGCTGCGGGATATACAAGCTGTTAAACTTAAGGTGTATCAGAAGTTAGTCGTGGTGGTCGGCTGGTTAGGTGTTTCTCTGGCAGCAGGGATGCGGCCGGGGTTACAGGTTTCCGTGGTCAGATATTGTCGGGCTCACGGGCGGAGGAGCGGCGAATACCACACGGGATAATTTATTGTCCTTGAAAGTCGCCGCGGAACACTGGCTTCGGCCGGTGCTGGGCTTGCGGAAGGGGATCGCAAGGGCTTCTGATACATTTCATTTTCTAGTTTCTGGAAAAGAGAAAGTCGTTGGCAGCAAAGCAGTTACGCGCTATGGATCATGATTACTTACATGCGTTCTCGGTGTTTAGCAGCGCCTTTGGGGCGGCGGCCTTTGCGGGGCTGGCAACCCTTTTGCGGTTTGCCAAGAAACTGTCTAAACTAGCTGTTGTCAGTGCGATGCTCAACGCCGGGTTTCTGGGTTTAGCCATTGCCCTGATTTGGTATCAAAACTACCGCAAAGCAGAGAACGTGTACGGGCTGATTGGGATCTGTGTGCTGGCCGGCATGGGCGGGTCAACACTGACTGATTTGGCCATTTCGTTATTGTCCGGGGCTGGTATTAAAGTCACCATTGTCCACGAACGCGATCACGTAGGAGATCACGAAGATGAGCATGACAACCCGTAAATTTTTGAGTGTGGCATCGTGGGGCGCGTCGCTGGTGTTCTGCGGCTTACTCTTGTTCTCAGCCTACGCCGCCGCAGCGCATAAAACCCCAGATGTAACCGCGACCAAAGACGTGACGATTCAAGCACAACCTTAACACTAGTGCCTGATAGCTCAACGGTAGAGCGAGCGGCTGTTAACCGCTAGGTTCTAGGTTCGAATCCTAGTCAGGCAGCGCACACGGAGAAAGCAATGGACCGGTTTGAGTTGGAAGACGCCATCATGGCTTGCTGGCACACGGCAGACGATCTTAAGCTCGTGACCAAGCAAATTCTTGAGGGCGCTGATGATAAAGACAATCTTGCCAACGCGCTTATCGGTATCCAAGAGCTTCACAACCTGCGCTGCCAACGGGTTTTTGATATTTTTTCCGCGTTAGTCGAGAGCGGCGCGATTAAGTAAAACACATTCAGGACCAGCTATGGACAGCTTATCAGCGCTTGATCCGCTGGCGTGGGATCCTGAGTTTCTGCAAGAACATCCGGCTTACGCAGCTGGACAGGCCCTTGGATGTCTCTATCAGGGCAACAAGCAGGCCGCCACAAGCTACCCGTTGTCTGGCCGCCTGTATCTTTCGAAGAACGGCTGGCTTTTGCTCTCTGTGCCCAATGCGATGGTTCGGGGTGTCTACGACGCCATGACAGCTCCCGGCGCTGAGCTGCCTACCACGGGCGCAATGGGCGTAGGCGATAAATCCGAGCTGCTCAACGCGCATATCACAGTGATGACAGGCGATGAAGTCACCAAGGTCGGCGCTGACAAGATCAATGAGCGCGGCCACATGTTTGGCTACACGCTGGGCGCGCTCAAAGAGATTGAGCCTCGGACTGGAAGTAGTCTCAGCAAGATCTGGGCGATTCAAATCTCGGCGCCATTACTTTCAGCCCTGCGCAAGAGCTATGGCTTGTCTGCGCTGCCCAATGACGACGAGCCGTTCCATATCACCGTCGCTGTGCGTAAGCGCGGTATTCTTCTCGATAACGGCGTTGCCAAAGGCTACGAGACGCCCACGGAAGTCAACGACGGCGAGAGTTTCGAGCACCCGATCAGCCGCGGGGAACTCAAAGCAGCCGCGGAAGATCTACTGCCCGGTGGCACAGCAGACAACATGCCCGATACTAAGTTTTCACCCAAGGCTCTCGACGAAGGAAAAGAAGATGAGCGTGAACACACAGACAATGATCAAGTCGCCAAAGAAATTGCCAAGGATCACCTGTCCAAAGACCCCGAATACTACAAAAAAGAAAAGCTAATTGAACAGCTGCCGGCCAAGATCGCCAGCGTGTACATGCAGCAGCTCAAGAACTTGGCCAGCTTTCGCGAGCCGATTGTGTACGACCAGTCGAAGCCCGTGTACCAGAACGTGGTCAACCATTTGTTCAAAGCCAAGCAGAACGGCGACCGTATTCTGCGCGGGCAGCAGAACATGCACACGTACCGGACCATGATCGACCCGACTTACCGGCATCAGATGGCGCTGCACGCTATTCGCGGCACGCTGCCTCAGATGAATCCGCTGGATAAGACCGTGCAGCTGTACGGTAATGATATCTTTGACACGCTGCGAAATTTTGGGGGCAAGAATGGCTGATACCCCCAAAGAATCGTTGTGGAGCCGGCTCAAGAAGCTGCTGGGCAACGACACAAAGCCAGTGGTGCCCGATGTACCTGTTGTAGCGCCAAAGGAAACGCATTACTTACGCGCGCTCATGATTCTGCGCCAGATTGACTTCAAGAAGTTACTGCCGGTGTTCCTCACCGTGCCGGCCGTGCTTTTTTTTGCTATTAGCGGCTTTATCGCGTGGCTGGGTTTGCTCGTAGGGTTTTTTATCCGCATTGTCAAAGCTGTAGTGTGGCCGCGTCATGACTAACGAAGAGAACTACACGCCCTATGTAGAGTGGCGACGCGTTCCCCAAAGAGTGGTGGAACTCATGCCATATGCGCTGGCCGCCAAGCTTGCCCACGAAAAAGCCGCTGTCGCCGCGGGAATTGCGAGCACTACAGCGGCGACGTGGACGCCAGAACTCAATGCCGTCACGGTATACACGCCCGCGCCGCTGTCCAAGATGGCGCTGGACACTTACGAGCGCGAGATGGCTGATGGCGACCGCAATCTGGCCGTCGTGCCCATGGACGTCACGCCAACATGGGACGAAGAAATTGTCATCAAGCGCGGCTCATTAATCCCGGGCCTGCCGACAGTCTGGAACACCGGAAATAAACTTCTGGGCGGTCCGACGCCATTATCAAACGGCATTGTGACGAGCCTGCTTGGCGCTGGTCTTGGTTATGGCGCTGGCACACTTGCCGAGAACTTATTCCCGGAGCGTTACATTGAGCGCGGGAAGTTACGCCGCACATTAGCCGCGATGGGCGCACTAGGTGGCGTGGGTGTAGCCGGCGTGAATGCCTACGCGAATGCGCGTGCATTACGGACAGGCATGCTCAGCGGCTTAGTGACGCATAACAAAACACCCGTCGTTTATCCGTACGAGCAGAAGAAATTAGACGCGCTGCAAGAGAAAGCGTCATTTGACCAGTTTGGCGACGACTTCCTGCGCCAGCAAATGAATCAGCAGCTAGGCATGAACGCTATGCAAAGCATGAATCAGCAGCAGTTTATGCAGCAGGGTTCGCAATCGCCGATGTATCAGCCCAGCGTTCCGGTGGCGCAGTTTAACAACGCTATGTGGAACGACGTACGTAAGGGCATGACCAACGGCTTTGATAGCCACACACCGCCGCAATACGCTGCTGCCATGACAGGCCTTATGTCTGGAATCAGCGTTAATAACAATTCACCTATTATTCGTCCGATTGACGTTGTAACTGGTATTGCCTCTGCTGGCGTTGGTTTAGCCACCGCGCACATTGTCGGCAAAACCCTTTCGGCATTGGCAGGATTAACACCCGCCGGCCAGAACAAGTTACAGGATATGGGTTTATGGGGTGGAATGATGCACGCCATCGTCCCGCCCATGTTTGGGCGTTAACATCAGTGTTGCGCCGCCTATGCGTGTCTGTCACAATAGGTAGTATTAACTTGCATGGAGGCAAAAAAGATGGCAGCTGCAAAAAAGAGCATTGATACAATTCGTGAAGAACTGCGCGTGCTGAACGCCGCTGGTGACGAAGCCGCGGCAACCAAAGACAACTGGCTGACGCCTGAATTCTGGACCATGGCGACCGCTGCCGTGACCAATCTTGTGACCGTGGCCGTGTTAATCGGCTGGGTCGACCATTCAAACGCTGACGCTTTGCTGACGGCTGTGACGGCACTAATTGGCGCGTCGCAGGCCATCATTGTAAATACAGCGCTGATCTGGAAGTTTATTGCTGGCCGTACACAGGCCAAGGCGCAAATTGCTGAAGCGCGTTATCGCTACATGGAGGCGATCGTGGCGGAAAAGTTTCGCGCTGAGCGGAGCTTCTAACATGAAACTCGAAGAACTGGAAGCACAGGTCAACGCATCTCCGGCGTTACGGCAGCTTCGCGATCGTTGCATGTCGGAGATGTCGCACCGTGTAGACAACTCCACGCAGTTTGGCATCATCTTAATTCTGAGCATGATTTCGTTGGCGATTCAAATTGCCGCGTACTGCAAGAACAAGAACAAGGCTGAACTGCTGCAAGACATGCGCGATATTCGTACCCTGCCGCCACGCCGATTGCTTCGACTTAAGCGCCAAGTAAACAAACTGTGGCGCGAAGAGTATCCCGATAAGCCGATCACGTTGCGCAACCCAAACCCGATGTTGGAAGTGATGTACGAGCTGGGCGAGAACGCTGAGGATGAAGCGCTCAACGAACTGTTAACATTAGCCAACGTACCAGACTGAATCGTTTCTTTTACATTCGCATGCAAGGACGCAGCGCATGGCAAAAAAGGCAAAAAAAGCTGACGCCGCGGCCAATGTGCTGCCCACACAAGAGATTTTGAAGCGGCTCTTTGATTTGGGCTATTTCGGCGCCAAGTCGTGGGCAGACGTACAGAACCTCAAGGGCGCGCAGCTGATCAAAGCCATCAAGGCTTTTCAGTCGTTTCACGGCCTGCCGACTACTGGTGTTGTGGGCCCAAAGACGGCCAATAATATCAATAAGCGCCGCTGTGGCTTGCCCGATTTCAATATCACGGCGGCCAACAGCGATCCGTGCAAGTGGCCAATGCCGGCGATCTCGTATTTCCATCAAGTAAAATTGCCGGGACTGACAGACGCGCAGGTCAAAGAAGCCTATGACATTGCGTTTTCGCAGTGGGCCAAGGTTTGTAACATCGAGCCTGTGCGCGTCGACGGCCCAACCCGCGCGAACATTTATGCCAAGTCCGGTGTAGGCAAGGCTAACGGCCTCGATGACCGTGGCGGCACACTTGCGTGGAGCGAACTGCCCTGTGGCGTCGCCGAGAACGTGCAGCTGGATCAGATGTTTGACGAGGCCGAGGCGTGGAGCTTCAACATGGCTGTGGCGGTGATTTGCCACGAGCTGGGCCACGCACTGGGCCTGCCGCATTTGGGCAATGGCAACCTGATGGCGCCCTACTACAACCCGAACGTCACAGCGCCACAGAAGGGCGACGTGAAAGAGATCGTTAAACTATACGGCAAGCGCACCAAGCCTTATGCCATTACACAAGACGCGTCGCTGCAAGTTGGCGGCACTATTGTTATTAACGGTCGGCCGTACGTGCTTGTCCCAAAAACCTGATAGATTAGATACCACTGTTTAACATTGGAGTGACTTATGACTCAGTTTCAGTTGATTTGCGCTGCTGTATTCGTGTTATCGGCTCTGTGTGTGTACCGAAGCGTGCTAGCTAACGGCGTGCGTGGTTTACTGCGCTTATCTAAGCCGTCAAACGTTCCGGTGGCCCAGCCGTCGATTGCTGTGAATCTGGTAAATGACATTGTGTCGGTAACAAACCTCCGGGATCGGCTGACCGCAGAAGGTTGTCAAGAAGGTGTCGACGCCTGCACCGTGTTGCTGCGCGTGATCGTAGAGTTCAAGGAACCGTCAAAGGGTGTTGTATGAACTGCAAAAACTGTAATAAGGCTCTGCTGTGGTTAGCCGGCGCCTTGCTGGCTGTGTCGATTGCGTTTCCGAACGGTCTGAAGCTCGGCCAGCTTGCCGCGCCAGTCACGCCGGTCGCTGAGCACGCCACAGACTCCGAGATTGTGCAGCTGTTGGCTAACGCCACGGCGGCTGACAAGGCCCGAATTAATGGTATTTATACCGCGCTGGCGGCTGTCTTGAAGAAAGACGCCGGCAAGCGAATCACCACGACGGAGCAATGGGCGGATCTGCAGGCCAATACGCTGCAGCTGGCTATTGATACGCCGGGCAAGTATCCGGGATTAGATACAGCTATCGAGTTAGTGTTTGCTGGAAAGTTGGGCACGGACGACGTTATGCCCAGCACACCAGAAACACAAGCCAAGTTAATCGACGCGTGCGAGACGATTGCCAGCTCCGCCCGATAAGGTCGTCGCTATGTTTGACGTAATTATCACTATTGCAGAGTTAGTCCCGTTTCTGTTCGCGTTGTGGTACTTGGTGCATGTAGCGTTGGCGATATACGAGCTAGCGTTTAAAAGAACTGTAAGTGTGCCGAGGGGTTTGAGTGTTGTCTTACGAAAAGGTGAAACTATGGCGAATGTGCTGACATATCGTGTTTCTGTAAATGCTCCGGTTGACGGCGACGTTGTGTCGCGCGAGCTGACCGTGACCGTGAACGGCGTTGAATCGACGGTGGTGACGGCTGCGGGTAACGCGACGGACCTTGGTTCCGTGGACGTGCCGCAGGACGCGCTGGTTGTTCTTTCCTTGGTCGACGTGGACGATGCCGGCAACAAGTCGGAACCGGCTACGGTCGAGTTCACTGCTCTCGACACATTGGCCCCGGCGCAGCCCGGTGGTTTCAACGTGACGCTGGTGAGCGAAAAGGTTGTTGAAGAGTCGACTCCTGAAACTGATACCACGAACGGTTGATCTACATGCCGGAGACATGCCATGGCCGCCAACGAACATTTTTTTGAGAACGTCTATGACGTTGTGGCAGCGTATGAAACGGGTTTCACGGGTGCCTATAGCAACCCCGAAGCCGCGGCTGCGTTGCGCGAGCAGATTAAATCTGCTGGCGGTATTCCTGATGGGGCCATGGCATGCTCCGCGTATAACCTTGAAGAAACCGGGAAAGGCAAGTTAAGCCTGCCGTTTCTTGAGATCGTTAAACTCTACCCGGATTGTTTACCGGGCGGCGCGCAGGGCCGAGGGGATTGTGTAAGTTGGTCGACGCGGAATGCCTGCTTGGGCACCATGTGCTGCGAGATTACAAGCGGCGTGCCTGACCCAAACAGTCATAAGTTAGAAGGCGCGCCTGAAGTGAGCGACGCCGGCCGTCTTAGCGGCGTGCTCGCGACGGAAGCATTTTACAATTGGCGCCGGCACGGTGGGGACGGCTGGAGTTGCGCCGAAGCAGCTCAAGTAGCCCTTAACGACTCGGGCCTTTGGCTGCGCAAGAAGTACGACGAAATTGACGTCGACTTCACTACATACAGCTCCAAGAATGCCGGTATTTACGGCTCTCGCACGCCGCCGGACTCGTGGCTGGAGATTGGCAAAGACCACCGCGTCCAGACTGTTACAGAGGTCGAAGAGTACGAAGCCATGCGCGATTTACTCGCGAATGGTTACTGCATTTCGTCCTGCGGCGGGGAATCCTTCTCCTCTGATAAAGATATGAACGGCTGGTCGAAGCGTACCGCTGCCGGGTGGGCTCACGCTATGGCTTATCTGGCCGTGGACGACCGAGAAGAGATTAAGAAGCTTTACGGCGAGCCGCTTGTTATGCTCCAGCAAAGCTGGGGAAATTGGAACGACGGCGGGCGTCGTATTTTCGGCACTGTGGTTGATATTCCGATTGGCGCGTTCTGGGTAAAGTGGTCAGATATCAAAAACCGATATATGATCGCGATGTCCGGCGTAAACGGATGGCCGCCGAAGAAACTCAAGAATTATGGCGCGCTCGGTAACATCTGAGCGGGTCGTGGCGTAGAAAGCGTAAAAGGACAACACATGTTTGAATGGCTTATGCTTCTTTTGACTCCGTGGGTGCCCAATGCCACGCCGACTGAAACAAACTATATCGGCATGGTCGCTGCAGAGACTGCTTACTCTGCTTTACTTTCTGGCACGACCCCGGTAAAACCTACACCTGTGAATCCGAAAGACTGCCTCACGTGTAAAGGCACGGGGAAAGTTCCATCGGGTGACGGATTGGGTTGGACGAAGTGCCCCACTTGTCAGCCGATGCAAAAGTTAAATTCGGCGCCATCCATGAAACTACAGGTTCAACCGCTGCCGCCTGTAAAAACAAGCTCTTGTCCAGACGGCAAGTGTCCTCTCTCCCGTACATAAGGGTGTTGCGTGGCTGACCTACAGAACAATTCAGGCAAGTGCTACACGTACCGCGGCCTGAAGTTTTACGCCAAAAACGGCTTTATTTGCCTGCACGATGAAGAAACAGGCGAGTTTTTCGTCCTGACGCGCAAGGAATTCTTATTCCGCGCCCAAGCCCTCAGCGACGAGGCGAAGTATTTACGGGGGATGTCAGCGACAAACCCCGACAAGAAGTGGCTGGCTGCTGACCGCATGGAATTACAGCGAGCCATTGAGAATATGTTGCTCTGCACCACCGAGGCCAAGGAGCAGGGCGACCGCAACGACCCAGAAGTAGATGCGTGGTTCAGGAGACACCGTCCCGGGAGAAAGAGTAAGATATCTTTGGCTAGTGCGGCAAATTTCACGACAGCCACTCCCGGCGCCTTGCCGCTGGGTGTTGATACAGGTCGTTACGCCACGCCCGACTTTACGGTCGGCGCCAAGAAAAAACTGATTCTTCCCGGAGATTTTTGACATGGATGTCAATGAAAAAGAAGCTTTTAAGCTTGGTTTTCTCTACCGTTGCGCCGAAGAGTCGTTGACCGGTGCCGATCTGCAAAGCCGGGTGAAGGCTGCCGCAGATCTGTGCAAGACCGGCGCGCTTGATTTGAGCGCATTTAATCCAGCTGGTGCGCTGAGTAACATCGCCGCCGCGCCAATTATGCTGGGCACGGTTGCAGGCGGGCTTGGCGGGCATTTAGCCGCCAAGCTCACCGAGCCTGACGTAGACGAAGAAGATCTCAAAGCGAAAGAATTGGCTGCGGCCTACAAGGCGTATGCTGCCCGGGCCAAGACGAACAGGAAGTTACGTCTGTATCGACCAGAAAGGTAATTTGTGAGTCTGCGCAAATATCACGGCGAGCATGGAGGCTTGCAGCATGGTGATTCAATGCTGCATTGGCCGGGTACGATGGACGGGTTTCCGGTATTAAGCAACCCGTCGGCACAGCTTGATTTAAAGCAGGAAGAAGTCGAGAACCTTGATACGCAGATGGCGTTCAAGTCTCGACTGTTTGAGCTTTGGGATCCTGAGCAAAAAGCGGAATTTGACGACATAAGTGATAAGATAATTAACGGTTGGTACAGGTTGCTCAAACGCAGCGAGCACTGGGACGACGAGAAAAAACACTTTCGTGTCTGGATGGAGTGGGGCCAAGTGTACGGTATGGCTCCAGACAAGAAATAAACGGGTGCGCGATGAATACAACACAGACAGAAAAACTGAGTCAGGCGCCAACAAACGCTGACTTTGAGAAATTCTGGGGCGACCGCATGGTGCGCACAGGCGTTCGTGGCCTTGGCGCTGGTTTAGGCGCCGGCGCGTTGTATTACTTAGCTCGCAGCCTGTCCGACGCAGTCCGTCAGCGCTCCCAGATAGCAAAAGAAAAAGAGACAGCGCAATTGATGGGCGAGATGCCGGGCGCTGAAAAGTTGTCGTCGAACACGTACGACAATATTACAGAGAATATTGGCAAGCTTCTGCCGAACTCGTTCAACAGCTTTCTCAAGCCGTTTACGCCAAGCGTGCCGAACGCTGACAACACGTTTGACCCGAATACGATTAGGTCGTCTTTCGGGATTGGCGGCACAGTTGCCGCAGGCGGGTTGGGCGGGCTAGCTGGCTGGAAGCTGATTCAGGCGCTTCACAACCGCAAAAAGAAACAAGATCAGCAGCAGGAAGTTGATGATGCCGAGCAAGAGTATCACGACGCGCTGATGGGCAAGTCTGGCGCCGCGCTCGATAGCGTATACGACAGCATTGGCGAAAAGCAGGCAGCCTTTGAAACCATCACGGGCCTGTGGGATGCGCTCAAGCGTGTTCCGGCAGCTGTGGGCGGTGCCGGCGTCGTTGCTGGTTTAGGCGGTGGTGCTCTGGCGGCGAAGCTCATGTACGACAGGGCCAAAGAACGTTCGCGCGCCAAGGCTGTTGAAGACGCGGCAAAGTCGCGTGAGCGGCTTGCCGGAATTCTGCCGACTTATGTTGATCCCGACGAGATCAGCGCGCTCAAGCAACAGGTTAACAACGCGCAAGCCGGGTGACGCATGCCAACGCCTGAGCTACCGCCGCTTGTTAATACGTCGCAGTCTCCGACCCCAACGATGCGGGCCTTCGGAGACATTTCGGGCATGCGTAAAAATATCTTTGATCAGGCTCTGACTAGCGCGCAAACTATCAAGCCGCTACAGAACGATCTGTACACGCTGAATCTGACTGACGCGAACTACGCCGGTCCAGAGGTGTATACCCGAGCGGATCAAAAGCGCGCTGTTCTCACCCGCGGCTCGCTCTCGCGTAAGTTGCAGGGCACATGGTCATTGGTAGATAACAAAACCGGCCAAGTTGTCGGGCAGAAGAATGCGACGATTGCGCATGTGCCGTATCTCACCGACTCCGGCACGTTTGTAAACAAAGGCGTTGAATACACGCTCGCCCACCAAATGCGTTTGCGGCCGGGCGTGTTTACTCGCGAGAAAGACAACGGCGAAATCGAAGCGCACGTGAATACGCTTCCCGGCAAGGGCCGCTCGCACCGGTATTTTCTCGACCCCAAGACCGGCGTGTTCAAGATCAATATCGGGCAGGCACAGATTCCGCTGATGCCGGTGCTCAAGAGCATGGGCGTCACGGACCAACAGCTCCGCGAACATTGGGGCAACGACATCACCGCCGTAAACATGGCGAAGGGCGACGCCGGCACACTGGATAAGCTGTATCAAAGAATAGCTAACAAGATTGACCTGAACGCCGACAACATTGCAAAACAACAGGCTATTCAAGAAGCGTTTGCCAAGGTTGAGTTAGATCCTGAAGTCACGCATCGCACTCTGGGTGCCGGGCATAAAAATATCAATGCTGAAACGATGCTGGCGATCACCAAGAAACTCTTGGCTGTAAATCGTCGCGAAGCTGACCCGGACGACCGAGACAACATGGTGTTCCAGTCAATTGCGGGGCCGGAAGATCTTATTGCAGAACGGTTTGGCAAAGATAGGCAAGGTTTGAACAAGCTTCTCTGGCGCGCCACTGCAAAGAAATCCATCGACCACATCCCGAGCGGCGTATTTGACAAGGCTATTTCGAGCGCGCTCATTGGTTCTGGTCTTGGTTCAAGCTTGGAAGAAATCAACCCGGCTGAAATTTTTGACCATCAGACCCGCGTGACGCGCATGGGCGAAGGCGGTATTTCATCGCTCGACGCCGTGCCGGCTGAGTCGCGCAGCGTACAACCCAGCCATCTAGGTTACATCGACTACCTGCGCACTCCCGAATCTGGCAAAGTCGGCGTGGACATGCGGTTTGCCCGTGGCGCAATGAAGGGCGCTGACGGCAGAATTTATACGCCGGTTATCGACATGAAGACCGGAGAAACAACGCATAAGACACCGCAAGAACTAGCTGATACACCGTTGGCCTTTCCGGGCGAAGAAAACAACAAGCTGCCAGTAGTCGCCGCGCTTGTTGGCGGCAAGATTAAGTATGTGCCGCGCAAAGAAGTGCAGTACAGCTTGCCGCATATGGACTCGGCGTTCTCGTCGCTGTCTAACATGGTGCCGCTCAAGTTCATGATGAAGGGCCATCGCGTCATCATGGGTTCGCGCATGTTTACGCAGGCGTTACCGCTCGTTGGTGCCGAAGCGCCGTTTGTGCAGTCTGCCGTGGCCGATAAACCGGGCACATCACATGAAGACGAAATGGGTGAGCGGCTTGGCGCTACGCGGTCTGATATTCACGGCCAAGTAGTTTCCGTGTCGCCAGACGGTATTGTGGTACGTGATCGCGACGGCAACAAGAAAACCGTCGAACTGTACAACGACATGCCGTACAACCGGAAGACGTTTTTACATCAGACGCCAATGGTACAGCCGGGCGATGTCATTAAGCCCGGGCAACTGCTGGCGCGCTCTAATTTTACAGACAGCAATGGCTCGGCCGCGCTAGGTTTAAATATGCGCGTGGGTTATCTGCCATTCAGGGGCAAGAACTACGAAGACGCTACGGTGATCTCCGAGTCTGCGGCCAAGCGTTTAACGTCTGAGCACATGTATCAGCATGAAGCCGAGTGGGACGACAACACGCACGTCGGCAAGCGCGCATTCGTGAGTTTGTTTCCCGGCCAGTACGAGAAGAAGCTTTTAGATAACTTTGATGACCAAGGCGCGATCAAGAAGGGCATGACCGTCAACTTCGGTGACCCGCTTGTGCTCGTGGCTAAGAAAAAAGACACGGTGTACGGCAAAGTGCATCGTGGTCGTGCCGGCAGCTTTACCAACGAAACAGTGACATGGGATCATCATGCGCCCGGTATTGTGACCGACGTTGAGCACACATCCAAGGGCGTCAGCGTTGTCGTCAAGAATCAAGCACCGATGGAAGTTGGCGACAAGCTCACAGGTCGATTTGGCGACAAGGGTGTAATTTCTGATATTGTCCCAGATCATCAGATGCCGCACGACAAAGACGGCAACCCCATGGAAGTGCTGGTCAGTCCGCTGGGCCTGATCTCGCGCGTGAATCCGTCTCAAGTTATCGAAACCGCACTAGGCAAAGTAGCCGCCAAAACTGGCCAGCCGTACAAGGTTAAAGATTTCGATAACGACACAGATATGGTCGAGTTTGCGCAGAAAGAACTCGCCAAGCACGGGCTGAATGACACCGAGGATTTATTTGACCCTGAGACTGGCCGCAAGATTGGCAACGTGCTCACTGGTAATAGATTCTTTATGAAGCTGCACCACACAGCTGAGTCCAAAGGGCAGGGGCGCTCTACCGGCGGTTACACAGCGGAAGGCACGCCGGCCAAGGGCGGTTCAGAAGGCGCGAAGCGCGTGGGCATGCTTGATCTGGGCGCGCTGTTGTCTCACGGCGCCGGCAAAGTCATTCGCGACGCCAAAATGGTGCGCGGTCAAGCGAACCCAGAGTATTGGTCGCAGTTCATGGCCGGTTATGACGCCCCGCTGCCCAAGATCCCGCACGTTTATGAAAAGTTCGTCAACCAGCTCAAGGGCTCTGGGATTAACGTCACGCGCACTGGTACGAAGACGAATATCATGGCCCTGCACGACAAAGACGTCGATCAGCTAGCCGGTAACCGCGAGATCCAGAATGCCGAAACGGTGGATTGGAAAGGCCGGATGAAGCCAGTCGCCGGCGGCCTTTTTGACGAGACGCTTACGGGTGGCCACGGCGGCAATCGCTGGTCAAAGATAACATTACACGAGCCGATGCCTAACCCGATCATGGAAGATCCTATTCGTCGGGTTTTGGGGCTGACAGAGAAACAGTTTCGCGGTGTTCTTGCTGGCCAAGAAAAGCTGTACGACGCTACTGGCCCGCAAGCTATTTCAGACGCGCTGGCGAAGATCAATCTTCCCAAAGCTATTGAGCAGGCGCGCGAAGACATCAAATCGGGCCGTGCCGTTCAGCGCGATGCCGCTGTGCGTAAGCTGGGATATTTAAAGAGCGCTGAGCGTATTGGCGTGCATCCCAAAGACTGGATGCTGACCAAGATACCAGTCATTCCGCC